ATTGTAACTCGTCACCACCTGATGAATGATGTTGGGGAATAGTAGTGGTTTAATTTTATTATTTCTATACTTCGCTACCAACTTATACGGGATCTCTGTGGTATCAATAATACAAAATGCTGAGTAATCTTTAGTTATACCACGAGCAACGTCTACAGTGCATACATAAGTATGATCGGGTTTCGGCTCTTCATACACATCTAGTCCTTGATTGGACTTCAAAGGATCATCGTATACCAAAGTTTTTAGTTTAGATGATGTAATGAGAGTGTTAACCGATCCCAGAAATTCACATTCAAATTCCTGGTTAAACTGCTCTTCAGATGTATTACGAATCGTCTGCTCTTTCCAGTCCGCATCTCTACCTGGCACCTGTGACCAGTGGACTTCTGTAGTAGTGTATTCATTCTTGCCCTTCTCTGCATCATGCCAGAGTTTGTAAAACATATTCATCCCCTTGGGCGTGGAGATGATGATTACCTTTGTTGACTTACCAGAAGAAATAGTAGGATAAACAGAGCTAAAGAACTCGTCAGCAATATGCGTTGGGATGAATGCAAATTCATCCAGGAATATGATGTTAAAAGACATACCCCGCACAGCAGAAGCCGAAGTAGATGCAGCCATGATCTTACTTCCGTTTTCCAATTCCAGACTGCCCCTGTTCCAGTTGACGACTCCTTGCTGGAGCCAGTTTGGGAGGTTTTCATATGATAGTTGCAAACGTTGTAGCATCTCTCGTGCCGTCGCTGCCTTGTTAGCAAGGATGGCAATGTTGACATTATCGTTGAAGAGGCAATACCAAAGCAAGTATGCTGTAACAACTGTTGACTTTCCAGACTGCCTAGGCAGTTTTGCAATGTTGAATCTATTCTCGTGAAACTTATTCACCATGTCCGACTGGAAGTCGTACAACTCAAATGGAATCAAACCACGGTCCAGCGAGATAATCTGGATGTAGTTTTTAATGAAGTAAACAGGATCCTCTGAGCACTTGATAAACTCTGCTACCTGCTCATCAGTAAAATTCTGTGCAACGTTAGCTCTCTTTAGGTTAGGATTACCTAGATAGATTTCATTTTGGCTCATACGGGAATGGTCTCCTGTTTTTCTCTTGCACCTTAGCGTGTGCTTCTACGACATCTTCCTGTCCAGGACAGTATTGAAAGACTGCGCTATACCTAGCAGCGACAGGGCAGTGTTTTGTTGGTGGTTTGCCGCCGTGTGGGACAAGTCCTGGGAATACTACAATCCTTCCTGGTTTTGGAATGACTGTATCTGTGATTCGGTCACCATTCATAAAGACAGTTTCACCGCCCCACTCAGGTATCCATGCCTTGTTACAGTAAACAAGGAAACTAACTGCGTCTAAAGATTCTCCGTCACAGTGGATAGCAGGACTATCACCAAAACGGAAAGCATTATAAACGACTCGATGAAATGCAGGAATGGGAATCCCAGCGCGTTGAAATGCATGGTTTCTACAGAAATTATCAAACTCCCCATAGTTGGGGTAGTCGATTGCTCTCCCTAAGGAGTAGGTTGACAGATTATCGTCGGGTGAGTCATCAAAGATGAGTTGCCACCCGTCGAAGTAAGTGAAATATGTATCCATCCAAAGGATCTCTTCATCTGTGAAGAGATCATCAATCACCATCACCTGATCATACTTAACGATATCCATTACTCAACCAGCGTGCCGTGCGCCCTCCTGATCTCTTTGAGTTTCTCTAGATTCATATCCTTGGTGCCGCCATCATATGCATGAGCGTAACCTTCTTCAATCATTTGCTCGTTGAGAGACACGTTTGCGTCCCCAATGTAAAGCCAGCCAAGAAGACGCCCATATTTGCCAACGCCACCAACAAGTTCAGTCCTAACAGACAACTCATCGTCACCAGAAATAGCACCTTCGAGTTTCTCTTTGAGCCAGTTGGTTGCGTCGATTCCAAGTGCTTTCTCCGCTAGGTTTTTCGTCCTTTTTTCTGGCGTATCAACGCCTGCAACTCTAACTCTTTCTTTCTTGTATAAATCAAACCCGAGGTCAATAGTGACATCGATAGTATCACCATCAAGGACACGATTGATCTCCACTACTCTGAAGTTGTAGCAGCTCTTCCTGCTCGGCGGCACCATTACTCCCATTAGATTCTCTGTCATCAATACCTAGTATATAGACGACCACATAGAAGACTCCCACCAGGAGCAGCATGATCGAGATGATCACACTCCAGACGGGATCGTTATTATTCTCTAATGGACGGAGAAGTAAATTCATGGATTGCGAGAGTCAATTCCTAATTCTTTTAGATACGAGACCCACCAATCAGGATCTCTACGCTTCCAACACGGCACAGGTTTACCCTGAAGCGAATAGTGCTCGTTAATCGCTTCATCTATAATCCGTGCGATCTCCATACTCCTCTTCCTCTTCATCAACATCTGCATATGCATTTGCCACGAAGGGTCCTCGTTTTCGTAGAGGTTCTCTAGCGACATAATTAGACTCATGCTCGACAGCAGATAACCAAACAGCGACTTTCATTATGATAAAGATAAACCCTAGCGGCGCTAAACATAATAGAAGCGTTGCATTCATTCATCTACATCCATGTGGTGAAATTTGTAATCTAATACTCCTTTATATAGCTCGTCTCTTAGTATTCTTAAATGCTCCTGCTCCTCGTAGGGTCTTGCTGGAGCGCCTGGCCACAGTCTAATTGTTTCACAGACACAGTGATACAGAAGATATACATCTTCTATGGTCCACTGATATCCAAATTCCGATCTGTCGTCATTTTCCATGTTTTTTGGTAAAGGGTTCCCAGTGCTCCCATTCGTATTTGTGGACTGCCCACATACCGATAATAGGAACAAAGACCAAAGACCATCCCAAGATAGCCATGGTCCACCAAGTATTTAGGATCCACGCACTTAAGTGACCAGCAGCATGGAAAAAACTCATGAGAAATACTTCTGCAACATGTCAATACGCTCTTGCTCGTGGGCAATGATATCCAGTTGCTCTTGGATAGCACCAAGGACATCAGGATGCTCACCAATACCTACAGGATTCTTGAGATAGATCTCAATGTTGAGTCTTGCCTTTTGGATGTTGCCCTCAGCGTCTGTCCTGAGAGCGGTAAGAATTTCATTTCTCATGCTGGATAATCCCAATCAGTAATAAGTTGTGTTTTGTGCCATGGTCCCCATGTCCCTTCATGATAAAGATAAGGCATGGTGCGGATAGGACATTTGTTACCAGTGCAGAGAAGATCGTCAACGATTCTCCAAGACTCCATCACTTCCTCAGCATGGACGAAGTGTGATTGGTCTCCCATGATGGCATCATAGAGAAGTTTCTCGTATCCATCAATCGCTCTTTCCTGGGGATAATCATATGATAGCGTAGCCATCTCAACATCGTTGTTAAGTCCAGGTGCTTTCATGTCCATCCTAATATCTAGGTGAGGATTTGGTTGGAGACGCATAACAATACGGTCACCAGTCTCTCCTTCATACAGGGGGATGATAGGTGTCTTCATTTTAACAACCACCTCTACGCATTGGTAGGGTAGTTTCTTGCCTGTCATGACGCGAAAAGGAACTCCCTGCCAACGCCAGTTATCGATGTGTAAAGTACCAGCAAAATAGGTAGGAGTGTGACTCCCATCACTAACGCCGTCTTCAGAACGATAGGATTCATATTGCCCCAGTATGATATCAGTGCCTAGTCTAGTAGCAGCAAGAAGTTTTGTCTTCTCACGTCTGAGTTCCCTTGCATTCATGCGGCAAGGCGCTTCCATAGCAATGAGCGACAAGACCTGTAGCACATGGTTTTGTAGCATGTCACGGACTGCACCAGCAGTCTCATAGTATTGTGATCTACCTTCGCAACCAATAGTCTCGGTAGCGTAGATTTGAATCTCGTCTATGTATTGCCTATTCCAGATAGGCTCAAGTAACGCATTACCAAAACGAGTGGTAATGATATTATTAACAGTATCTTTGCCAAGATAATGGTCAATGCGATAGACTTGTTTTTCGCGTAGATGTCGCTCCACCACAGACTGTAAAGTATTGGCAGAACTATAATCACGCCCAAAAGGTTTTTCAATAACAACACGGGTTTGATCTGGATCTTCAAGACAACCTGCCTCCTTAAGATTCTTAATAGCATCAGCATACCTCTCAGGTGGGACCGAGAGGAAGTATGTCATGTCATCAATGTATGATGGAAGATTCTTGAGAGTCTCAGGATTCTCCAGATCAGCACATTGGTAATCTAGTTGTTGTAGAAAATCATCTGGATAGTCACCACCAAGAGACTCCTTCCACATTTGTGTAGTAGGTTCTCTCCTAGCACTTCCAGTGATAAGAAAATTCTCTGGCAGCAATTCCTTCTGCCAGAGTTTGTATAATGCAGGGATAAGTTTCTTCTTGCATAGGTCTCCCGTTGCTCCGAAGATAACTATACCCTTAGTGAGCGGTGCCGTTTCCATCATAATCTTCTGATTCGTAGTAATTGTTTTCACCTTTAAGTCGTCCAAATGCGATGGTGGCACATACAAAGGGTATTGCTGCCCAAAGTAAGACATCAGCGAACGTCATGACCACCAAACATAGCTCTCATTCCATTCAAGACTTTGTTTGCAAATTGTCCGAGGCGTCTGGATTCAAATCGTGAGTATAGCGCACTGCTAATGACAGGAGCGGGTACCCCAAGATCCACAGCAGCGTGGACAGTCCAACGACCCTCACCAGAGTCTGATACTCCGCCATCGAATTTGCTAAGCTCTCTATCGCGACTAAGTACATCAGCGGTAAGGTCAAGTAACCAAGACCCAACAACACTACCACGCCTCCATAGCTCAGCGACCTCAGCAACGTTAATATCGTAACAATAATCTTTCGGATTCTCCATCGGAGCCACCTCAGCATCGCCCTCTTTAACATAAACTGCCCCAGCATCAGCTTCATGCAGGATATTAAAGCCTTCGGCGTACGCTTGCATGATTCCATATTCGACTCCGTTGTGGACCATCTTCACGAAATGTCCTGCACCAGCGGGACCACAATGCAACCAACCTAACTCAGACTGCCTCACATAATCGCCAGGTTGTGTACGATCGGCGGCATCGATGCCTGGGGCGAGTGCATTAAAGATTGGATTGCAGACGGATACTGCATGATTTGCACCACCAACCATAAGACAGTATCCACGCTCCAGACCGTAAACACCACCACTAGTACCACAGTCAAGATATTGGATGCCAAGTTTAGCAAGCCTTTCTGCCCTGCGTCGAGAGTCCTTAAAGTTGCTATTGCCATGATCAATAATAATATCGCCCTCCACACAAAACTGTAGTAACTCATTAAGTGTATCCTCTACTAATTCTGCTGGAATAACCAGCATGAAAACTGCTGGACTCTCTGTGTAGACAGTCTCTCCTGATTTCTCTCCATAGATCGTTTGTTGTCTGTGACACACCTCAGAGAGTTGCTCCAATCCATAAGCAATACCAGTGACATAACCTTTTTCGTATGCCTCTTCTGCTTTCTTGAGGTTACGTCTGTAACCCCAAACTTCATGACCTGCTGCCATCATGCGGCGGGACATACCTTCACCCATTCGACCGAGACCGATAAGTCCTACTTTCATTTGATCAACTCCATAGCGTTTTGTAATTCACGAGAATGGTTAAGTTCGTCGTTTAGGATTTCCAGTATCTTAGCATCTTCTCCATTGAAGGCAAGATACTTAGCATACGTTTCTGCTGCATGGATCTCTACTTCGTATGAGAGATGGTATGCAGACCTAGGAGCCACCCAGTAATAAACCACATTGCTCCAATAGTAGATAAGTACGAGGTGTCTGGCGACAAAGCGATCAATCCAATAAGCATTACCGCCCCTAGATTCCATGTATTCCAGATGTTCTGTTTCATTTATACTCTGATCAAAGTGCTCTTTCATCAAATAAATGTGCTCAGGACCACGAAGTCCCATGCTCTCCCTGAAGTGTAGGACACTTAAAAACGCAAAATAGGGTGCCCGAGCGATTTCCTCCAGCACCCAAAAACGTTGATAGTCTCTCCCCTTGTAGAGAAAGTCTAGTATTCCTACAGTGATATCTAAAACCCAAGTATTAAACTTCTGCATTTGCTGCTTCCCAATCTTGTTGGAAAAGATCAAGTCCCTCTCTGGTTAACACATGCTCATACATTTTCCAGAATACCTTAGGTGGCATAGTCACAACACTCGCACCGTAGGTGTAACAGCGAGAAACGTGGTGGACATCTCGCAGTGATGCTGCGAGGATTTCAGTGGTCATCATCTGCACACTGTATGCATTAGCGATTGCACGGACCAACTCAATACCACTGAATGAGTTGTCATTGCAGCGACCGACAAAGGGAGAGACATATGTTGCCCCTGCCTTTGCTGCCAACAGTGCTTGTGCCACTGAGAAGATGAGAGTTACATTAACCTTGATGCCTTGATCCGAAAGGATCTTACATGCTTTCAGTCCCTCAATAGTGCAAGGGACTTTGATTGTAACCGCTTCACCTAGTGGGTAATAAGTTTTTGCTTGCTCAATCATTTCGTCAGCTGTCTCGGCAACCACCTCCGTGGAGACGCTGATAAGGTCTGGACATTCTTTCAGTAGTCTTGATGCTACATTATAAAGTGTTTCACCCGATCTCAAAATCAGTGTCGGGTTAGTCGTGACTCCATCAATCAAACCTGTGCTGTACGCTTTCTTAATCTCAGAAAAGTCAGCAGTATCTAAAAAGATTTTCATTATTCAACATGTACAGTGCCAATCATGCCTGCCCCTTTGTGGGGGGCGCACCAATAAGTATAGTCGCCTGGGTCTGTAAAGTCAATAGTAAAGTCTTCACCAGGAAGCATAGCAAGTGACTCGTGTGCGAGATCTGGACGACCTTCCACAATCACGTTGTGTGGAGGTAGCATGTTGTTTACGAAATGGACTGATTCTCCAGCGGAGATTGTAACCTCAGCAGGCTCAAATACAAGATTACCGTCGTATCCCATTTGGACATCGACGGCAAATGCAGGTGCTGCGAGGAACAATGAAGCGATAAATGCGATGAAAAACTTCATTCAATTCCTTATGTAACTA